CGTATTTGTTGCTGGGCTGGGGCGGCATCTTTTGCACCAAGGCCACTGAGCCTGGGCAGTTGATGACGCGCTTGGCGGTTGAGCCGCCGACGATGTTACTGTGTTTCATACTTTACCCCCTGCTCTTTTAGCAACTCGTTCCATTGCGTCGCCATAGCTCATGCCTAATGCTTTGTCAATCAGCGCCAATGAATCGTCAATGATCTTGTCAAAAGTACCCGGCTCTACTTCTTTGATGACATTCAATGTCATCTTGGCGTCTTCCAATGCTTCAATGTCGGCGCTGTTGGCGCTATACAGCAGATCAATGTCTGCTTGGATAGGGGGTTTGGGCGGCTGTATCCGGTCAAACATTTGTTTTCCAAGGCTGTAAAAATCTTTGTTTTTACCCGTGCTGTTGTCTTTAGTTTTGTGCTGCATCTGGTGTTTCCTCTTTGGTGAATTTAATTTCGCCGCTGTAGCTGTAGGTTTTGATCTCTACCGCATTGAAGGCATCTGGGAATCTGGCTTGCGCCCATTCCAAGAGAATTTTCTCTGCTTCGGTGGTGGTGATTTTCAGTTCCATGTGGACTCTCCTTTAGTTGATGAGCCTTGACTGTAGCACAAAAAATAAAAGTGTGCTAAACTTTTTGACATGCTTGAAAAAGAAATCGAAAAATATTTTGTCTGGACTGTGGAGCGCATGGGCGGCAAGACGTGGAAGTTCACCTCGCCAGGGCGCAAAGGCGTCGCTGACAGGATCGCCTGCCTGCCTGATGGCACTACATGGTTTGTGGAGTTGAAAACAAAAGGCGGCAGGCTCTCGGCCTTGCAGAAGATTTTTATGTCGGACATGGCACTGTTGAACCAGCGCTATGCATGTTTATGGACTAAGGAGCAGATTGATGGATGGGTTAAAACAGTTTGATTGCGCAGCAGACGTTTACGCCGCCGGGTATGCGGTGCCGTTGTACGACATTAACAAGAACCAAACGCGCTGGCGCTATCGCGGTCAGTCGTTTGTAACGCAAGGGCCACCGCTGTTGTGTGAAGAAGTCAAACTGCGCGGCAATCGGTTGTTGGTAAAGCAATGCAGCTAAGACCCTATCAAGATCAGGCCGCTGACTTCTTGTTTGAGCACGACCGCGCCATGGTGCTGGCGCCTGTGGGTGCTGGCAAGACAGCGATCACGCTGACGGCCATGGACGCCATGATCAAAGATGGCCACGTCAAGCGCTGGTTGGTGGTGGCGCCCAAGCGCGTCTGTACCGACGTGTGGCCTATTGAAGCCGCCAAGTGGAGCAAGCACCTGAAGCTGGCCATCGCAGTGGGCACGCCCAAGCAGCGCAACGATGCGTTTAACAGCGACGCCAATGTGATTGTGATTAATTACGACAACCTGCAATGGTTGGCCGATGTGTGTGGTGTAACCGGCGACGGCCTGTTGGTGGACGGGTTGGTGTTCGATGAGCTAACCAAACTGAAGAACCCATCAGGCGCGCGCTTCAAAGCGTTTGACAAGATCATCAAGGGTGTGCCCATTCGTTGGGGCTTGACCGGCAGCTTCACCAGCAACGGTTTAGAAGACGTGTTTGGCCAGTGCAAGATCATCGACCTGAGCCTGCTGGGCCGCTCCAAGGGCGCGTTCATGCAGCAGTATTTTGTGCTGATAAACAAGGAGTTTGGTGAGTGGGCGCCACGGGTTGGGTCGCTGGCCAAGGTCATGGACAAGATCAAACCGGCGACGTTTGTGCTGGAGCCAGGCGAGTACAAGGACAAGTTGCCCCCGCTGCACGTCGTCGAGGTGCGTTGCGACTTGAGCGACCGCAAGCCCTACGAGAAGATGAAAGCCGACTTCGTGGTGGAGTTCCCCGACGCCAAAGCCATTGCGGCAAATGGCGGCGTGGTGACCGGCAAGCTGCAACAAATGGCCAGCGGGTTCGTGTACGACACGCGCAAAACGGCGTCTGACGTACCCGGCAGATTCATTGTCACACAGACGCCGGTGTGGTTTAGCCCGCACAAATTTGATCGCTTGGAGGAGTTGCTCGATGAGAACCAGCACGCAAATACCATCATTGTTTACCAGTACCAAGAGGAGCTCGCCGAGCTCAAGCGCCGGTTCAACCCCACGACTCTTGACGACGACCGAGCCATTGAGCGATGGAATGCTGGACAAATCAGGCTACTGGCCGTCCATCCAAAGTCAGCCGGTCACGGGCTCAACCTCCAGCACGGCGGGTGTCACATGGTGTTTCTGTCCCTGCCGTGGAGTCTGGAGTTGTTCGAACAGACCCTTGGTCGTTTGCACCGCTCAGGCCAAGCACACGCTGTGTGGTGCTACGTGATGATCACCAACAAGACTATTGACGAGAAAATTTTTGACGCCTTGCATGACAAGCGGGCGGTGTCGGATATTGCAATGGAGGAACTTAAATGACCAGACTAGACCTGTGGAAGGCGCAACTCAAAGCGGCGCGATCCATACTGAAAATTCACCGCAAGGACTTTAACGCTGCCGCGCGGACGTTACGACGCACACTTGACTTGATAGATAAACTGGAGGCAAAAATTGGAAATCACTTGGCGAAAACTGAACGCTGAACTCAAAACCTTGGACGAAGCCAAGGTGCTTGAGATGCTGACCCATGAACGTGAGTCAGGCAAAAGAGTGTCTGTGCTGGAGCGGCTGCACCAGCGCTACACGGCCTTGCGGGCATCCCGCGAGCGTATTGAAATACTACAGGAGGCAAGACGACCATGAGCAATTGGACACCCCCACCCGGCACCAAGATCACCAAACCTTGGATTAACGTCGATCACCCGCGCTACAAATGGACAACCGGCGCTGACGTGCAGGAGACTTGGCGCAAGCAAGGTTGGGTACCACCCAGCGCGAGCCTGCCTACGCCCCCGCCTGAGAAGGTTATTGAACCATTGCGCCGAGTGAGGTAAGCCATGCCAGCATTTGACACATGGAGTCAGGAGAACCTGGCCAAGTTTGCTGCCGAAGCCTACGCCAAGATGCAGGAGCAAGACGACCGCATCCAGCAGTTGCAAAACGATTTGAAGACCGCCATCAACGCATACCGGGAGATGTTGAAATGAAAGCACCACCACCAAGCAAAGACTTGTGCCTGCTGATGGCCAAAATCACTTACCCCCGCGATGAGAAGCTGAGTTGGACTTGGCTATTTGCATGGGCATTCCATGAGGCGTATGTCGAGGGTTGGTATGAAGGAGTAAAGCTATGACACCACAACAACTAAAGGCCATGAAGCTGGCGCTTGAGGCGTTGGAGTTGTGTAATGGGGCAGAAACCGTAGATGGCGTGGTGATTTACACCGAAAAAGAAATTGCCGTACTCAAAGAAGCATTGGCAGAACACGCCATGCGTGAGGTTCAGCGCCTTGGGCAAGAGATTGAGCAAGAGCCTGTGGCGTATGCGACAAAAGAAGATTTTCGTCATGAATTAGAGCGTAGGCTTAAACATATTCGTGAGGAAATGAAAATCAAATCTGTCACTATGCGTTGCAAAAACTATGACATTGGCTTGCCTATTATTGATACTGATTTTGGTCGTGTTTTGGTTGGTCAAGTATCCACCCCGCCACAGCGCAAGCCGCTGCTGGCATCAGAAATTGTGACCATGTACGCCGAATGCCCGACTAGCGACAACGACATGATCGACTTTGCCCGAGCCATTGAAGCCGCACACGGCATAAAGGACAACACATGAAAGCACGTAAAGTATTCCACGCACTGATGTCATCAAAAGGCTATACAGATGCCGATCTAGCTATGACTGGCGACAAGTACACCAATGCCGCTATGCAAGGCAGATGGAACTATTTTTTAGCAGGGTGGGAGATGAGGGGTGTGATGTGATTGAAACCATACTTGCCGTATTTGCGGTTGGATTCTTGGGCGTTGCAGTGGGCGTCGGCGTGATCTGTCTGATGGTCTGGATGGCGCTCAATGAAGACTAAGGGCGGCGCCAGGCCAGGCAGCGGGCGCAAGCCCACACCCATCAGCGAGTCCAGGGCCATAACGCTGTGGAACGAAGGCGTCACCAAGAAGGAAATTGCCAAGCGCTTTGGCGTGGACTATCAGGTAATCTTGTACTTTTTTAGGCGAAAGTTCAAGAGATGAACAGCGCGGCTTCGTCTTTGCGGCGGTTCTTAAGCCCTCTGAGCACCTTGCCGCCGGCCTTGCAGTATTGCAACAGCGACGCTATGGCCGCGTCTTTTTCCCCGCGAAGAACCTTCTGACGGAAGGTGCTGCGCTGTAGCGTTCCCAGACCAACATTGAAAGCAAAGCTGACGCAAGCATCGAATTGGCCTTGGGTAAGGGCAACAGGAATGAGTTGGGCCACACCGCGCTCAAAGCGCTGGAGATCGCTTCTAAGAATTCCATCTACTTCGTCTTTTGAAAACGTGCGATTGTCTTCTGGGCGAAGCGGGTAAGCGCCTCTTTGATCCATTGGAATTTTTGCTTGATCTGGGTATAAAACATGTCCGACTCCTATTGTCCAAAGCTGTGCTGGGCACCGATACGGTTTGTACCTGATGCCCTCATGGTGCTGGATCATCGTGACCGCTTTGGCGCTGACGTTCATTTCTTGAACGCCTGCCCGCCAAACCAGAAGCTCCCGATACAAGCCCAGATGATCTGGGTTTCATTGTCCCAAAGCTGATCCATGGCCACGCCAAAGTCCACACCGGTGTGCCAAGCGTAATAAAAGCCA